TATCACACGATACTGATTGCCACCAAGCGTAGATGAGGAACACTGTACTGGCGTAGGTGCTGTTGTTGCAGCCGTAAAAACAACCGTGTTACCAGTTTTTGTAAAAGCATTAATTCCCATTTAAGCCTCCGGTGGCGTAGGCCAATCTATCGTCCAAGGAAAACCATCTTGCGTCGGTAAATCTCTTAATGCTTGACGGTAAGTAGCCCACTCTAATTTTTGAGTTCCTGGACTGTCATCTAACTGTGTCCAATCACAATCAGCTAGTCTGCGGTTTCTATCTTGACGGACATTTGCTGCTTGCTCTGCATCTTTCCTAGCTTTGTAAGCGGCTTCTTGTTCCTGTGCGGTGGCTTCTTCATTATCAGTAAAGATCGGCCCTAACACATACTTGGTGTACCACTTTCCATCTTGAGCAAGTTCAATTCCAGCAAACTGGCTGTACTGATACACCGTGCCGCCTGTGGCTTGTGGCCCTTCAAACACAGACTGAATACCATTAGCTTCCATCCACTCTAAATTGATTGGAATAGGAACTTCTGCACTACCTCTTAAATGGTCGCGTAGCGCATGGTCTGTAGGAAAAAACTCGCCTGTAGCTTCTATTCTGTATCCCATGATGTTTCCTCTACGCTATTGCTAAGAAAATGTATGTACCGCCGTTAGCATTGATCGCCGCTGGTGCTGTGCTGCTAATCTCAAACCCTGCGTTAGAAGTGTCAACGTAATCGGTGTTAGTGACTTCGGCAGCAGTTGAGTTCAGTAACAGATAAGGATCATTACCCGCGACAATCCCTCGTGCGCTATCCCAAACATACCAATCACCAGTGCTGTCGGTACGCTTAATCATTACAAACCTTGAACCAGCAGTGAACCCACAATCAACTTGTAAAGTTGTTCCTGTGCCTGTGTAGCTGCCTACTTTGGATACGCCTGCTACTGTAGCGAATAGATAAGCGACGTACGGCGTTGCTGATGCGTTTGTAGCATCAGCCTGATAGACTGAAAATACTGATGCCGTTGGGGTGGTGTTATTCCAAAAATTGATGCTTGTGGAACCTGTGCCTGTTTGGTCTAAGAATAGCGCCTTTGTGTTTCCAGTTGCTTGCGAGTAAACAGCCCAACTGGGATTAACCCCGCCTCCAGTTGCGGTACGGGCTTTTACAATCATCAACTCTGGAACCACAGTCAAATTATGACTTATTGTTCTCGCAACTCCAGTTCCCGTATAGCACACCACATCAAAAAAACCTGGGGCGCGGCGGAAGTTGTAATCAATATAAGTTACACTACTATCGTTCACAAGAAACGGCGTTAGAGGAACTCCAACTTTTACGCCAGACATTGCATCAAACCCGGTCAATCCAGTTGTATAGGTAGTGTCTGCTGTTGTTGCGGTAGAGGTTAAATATAAATCTTTGCCTCGCATACGATCGTACCAGGGCCACAAACCGCTATTTCCAACTGCTCTATCCCTATTTATAAATAAATCAACTGGAAAACCAGCAGAAGTTAACGTTGTGTTTGATCCATTTCCGATTCTAGCAACAGGCGAAAACACACTCGTACCACTCGTCGGTGTTTTCATCGGGCCGCGACGGATGGCGATGTAGATGAATGTTCTTGAAGCACCTACATTTGAATAGGTCATCCCTGTGGCGTTTGGTAGCGGGGATAAAGTTACTCCAGCTATTTCTGCGCCGCTTGAATCTGCATATAAACCAGCATTTCCAGTAGAGCCAGCGTTAACTGTCATCCCTCGCATAACATCAACTATTGTCCAGTTACCTGCTGCGTCAGTGCGTTTTGTCATAACCCACTGCGGCTCATACCCAAGACTAACCGTTGCATTACCAGAACCATCAGTCGTAAACGACCCACAGCTAATCACATTGTCAGTACCAGCAGCGCCAAAGCCTCCTGCGTCGTGAGCGAATAGGTAGGCGACGTAAGTTGCACCTGACAACCCCGCGTCACCAGTGCCAGAAACAGTAAATTGTGTGCTAGTAGGCGTTGTGTAGTTCCAAGTGTTAGCGCTAAAAGCAGCAGCAGTTGTGTTTAACTGCGCCACGTTACCATTACCAAGACTTCGGTGGTATACGAACCAATTACCCGTTGAGTTTGTTCTTTTTACGACAATGCAGCCCGGAACAGCGCCAAGATTGTGCGAGATGTTTTGAACTGATCCCGTACCCGTATATGTCACTACATCAAAGAACTTTGCTTGCTCGCGGAATGTCCATGAAACAATTGCGCGACCATTTTGATTTTCTCCGTAACTATTTCCTTGTAATGTAAATCCATTTGAGTTAAATGAAGTTATGCCATAACCAGTTTGGGTATCTTGTGCGTCTGTATTGTTTGAAAAGAGATATTTAGAGCCCCCCCTTGTGCTATCAAGCAAAACATTATTATTAACATTGTTTCTATCCTTACACCAAACCAGACCACCTTTAGCAGCCAAGTCAATACCATTTATTATGATATTTGTGCCAGCATTTGGAGTATACGTTCCATTACCCGTGTACAAGTACGTCGAGAATACGTCCTCGATATAGTTCGCAGCAGCCGCTGGCGCTACACCAAAAAACGACAGAATTGCTTGTAAGATGCCTGTCATGTGATATTCGATCCAGAAATAATCCACACGGTACTGGTAACTTTCAACGCTGTTGCTACACCGTACTGCGTTAGCGTTCTGCTACCAGTTGCCCCATTAGAAGACAAATACAAGGTGTCTGTTGTCAACGAAATGGTTACGTTGTTAGCCGAACCATTCACAATTGTTACTGCTGAACCTACAGTAAACGCCACATTAGAATTTGCAGGAAATGTGTAAGTCGCTGCTGCTTGTCCGGCAGGGTGATAAATATGTTTACCAGAATCGCCTAACACGACGTTGTAATTACCGTTCTGACTATTCTGCGGTAATCCCATATAGCCAACCACACCAGCACTGTCGCTAGTGGCGTTAGATACCGTGCCTGTGACTGTGCCGCTACTAATGGTGACGTTGGTTAGCGTCAGGTTCCCAACGCTGGTTGCCGTGCCACCAAGTGCGATTGTGGTGTTACCGATGGTGACATTGCCTGTAACAGCCGCCGCTGCTTGACTAAGCCATGTCGTGCCGTTAGATGTCAGAATGTTTCCGCTAGCGCCAGGAGCCACTACTTTTACTGCGCCCGTGGCATTACCAAGCATCACGTTTTCAGCAGTTATGGTGCTAAGGCCAGTGCCACCCTGTGCTACTGTGATTGGCGTAGAAACACTGCTAATAGTGACGTTTGCCAACGTCATATTGTTTAGCGTCGTGACTGTATTGCCTAACTGAATGGCAGTATTGCCAAGCGTAATCGTGGTTGCAAAGTTTGCGTCTAGCTGCGACAGCGGTATTGATGTTGTCGCGCTAGCAAAAGTATTTGGTACTGGCATTTAGAACCTCACTCTCAATTCGTGTTCGTAGTCAAAACCGTGGATGACCATTCCGGTTGAATTTGAAGTCACGGTCATGCCAAGATACTTACCCCACTGCTGTGCGTCTGTCTTGTACAGCACGTACCCCTGACCACCAATCCACTGAATTGTGGCAGAGGAATTATTCACCCACGGTATTGCAATACCAAAATTATTAATCCAATTAACGTAATTGCCAAGCGTATAAGGTGGGCTGGATGACTGTTCGCTGTCAATAGTGGTGTACAGCACCGCGCCATTAGAAATCGTGGCCTCTATACCCACTTTCAGGGCTTGTTTTGTCCTGATCGGGTCTGTCATCGGCATTAATGCCGTTGTGATAATACTTGATATGTCAGTACCGCCATCTGAATACAAATACAGCAAGTTTGTGCCGGTAGTACCGTACATATTGATCTTGCCACCCGTAGGAATGGACGTAATCAACTTCAAAGCTGTGTTTTGGTTAGTAAAAAACCATTTTTTCTCGAAAAACACCGCTTGAATGTACCGATACGTACCGTTATCGTTGTACCGGATGTTAAATGCTGCACACAGAATGTTATTCAGCAGAACTTGCCCTGCGGTAATAATTGCTGTGCTGAAATCAATGTTGGGGAATACCCCGTCTAGCGCATCCGAAATCTTGGATGTAGTGGAGCCTACCAAGGCATAAGCACCGTATTCGTTCATAAATAAGACAGAACGGAAGTACGGGAAAATGGCATACGGCAACCGAGTACCCACAGAAGCAGATACGTTGGTGTTGGTAAAGATGGTCGTGCCGGTATTTGTCACCCTGACATCTGAGAACACGTTAATACTGTCCTCACCAAAGATGTACAGGAAGTTGTTTGCAGCAAGCAACTGGATAATATTGCTGTGTAAGGTGGTGTCAGTCAGAGTAAGAGAACCAGCACTAACACTTGTAAAATCGCTATAAGAGCCAGCAGCAGAGTAAGTAACAGTCCTTCCTTGACTAACCCAAGTCCTGCCAGAAAAAGTCTGTATGCCCGATACCGTGTCTGTTTGGATAACTGCTTTGGCTGTTGCATTGCTGCCTCCCCCGCCAGTTATCGTCACGGTAATGTTGGAATTGTTAGTGTAGTTGCTGCCAGCATCAGTCATTACCACGCGAGTGATCTGACCGCCTCCAACAATCGCTGTGCCAGCCGCATTACTACCGCCGCCGCCAGAAATAGTTACAACAATGTTGGCTGCGTTGGTATAACCCGTGCCACCATTCGTAATCAGCACAGACACTGTGCCTTTTTTAAACGTAACTAGGCTGCAAATAGCGGTAGCGTTAGTGCCGCCACCACCAGTAATCGTGACCGACGGTGGGGATGTGTAACCCGATCCTGCCTCAGTTAGCGTGATAGCCGAAACAACATTAGCAGTAACCGTCGCCTGAGCCGTAGCTTGTACGCCACCCGTCTGGTTAGGTGCAGAAATAACAATTGCCGGAGTGCTTGTGTAATTGCTGCCACCATTGGTAATCGCTATTGAACCGACCGATCCAATAGATACAAGGTTAGTACCATCCCAAGAATAGATGCCGTTGTTAGGATCAGCAATAAGCGCACGTTCGCTTTTCCACTGTGTAACATTAATCCCGCTGCTACTAAACGTGCTAGCCGACGCAACAGTTACTTTTGAGTAATCAACTACATTAACTGCTTCTGCGCGACCATCCTCGCAAAACCCAAGCGCATAATCTGCGTTGTTAATGTTGGTAGAAGTCAGAGTGGTTACGTTATTGCCAAACGTAACATTCGCAGTTGAGTAATTCGGGATGATTTTAAGGTTAGCGTACCCAATCGGCATGGCATTTTCCAGCCACGCAAACTCATCCTTTTCAATAGCCGTGCGGTTAGCCTTGGTGTTAAGACCTTTGAAGTTCTTGACTACTTCGTAGCTTTTCTTTTGCTCTGTCGCAGCCATAGTTAGAACGGTGTGCTATAGGGATCAGGCATTCGCCTTGTAAACGTCGTGTTGAGTACAGAACGAACCTTGCTAACATATTGCTGGTAGAAAATTTCTGATTCGCCATAAGACTGTTCTTTGAACTTCGCCGTGTACGATGCGTAGTACGCCACGGGTGTTGTGTATGGGTCGATAATAGAATCCACCTCCGCACCATTCACCAACGGCAGCGGCAGGATCGTTGTATCCACCTCAATCGTGTAAACCTGGTCAGGCACAGGCGAAATGTAAATTTGGTTCTGCCCAAAAATTGAAAACGCTACAGGCCGACCTATGTAATTCTGCCAATACCGCAACTGCGCATTAAATTGCGTCCAAGGCATATATG